AGCAGCTAAGCCAGCAAAAAATCCTCCGATACCTATACCAATGGCACCTAGACCTACAACTATGTCACCTCCACCTAGTCCTGGCATGGCAACAAATAGTGCAGAACCGGCGAGTAGTGCTCCAATTGCTAAGAGCTCTCTATCACCGAAAGCTTTTAGACCATCAGCTAGATTAATCATTAATTTTTTAAGATTGTCGCCAGATCCAAATTTATTCATGATAGCGTCTGCACCGGCCAATCCAGTAAAGAATGCTCCAAGGCCTGCACCTACTGCAC